GAACTGGGCGTAGGATTGTCACAGCGAAAGGACGGTGTATACCAAGGAAGATATAAAGATAGATTTAATAAGATTAAATATATTTATGGCACAAAGTTATCAGAAGTTAAAAAAGAATTGGCTGTTGCAATAGCAGAAAATATTCAATTTACAAGCATTAGAGATGATATTAAGCTGGACGATTGGTTTAATCGTTGGATAGAAGTGTACAAAAAGAAAAGTGTACGCCCTAATACTCTTAGAGAATACACTCACATATACAATAAAAATATATCACCTTTTTTAGGAAATCGCAACATAAATTCCTTTGTTAAATCAGATATTCAAACACTAATTGATAAAATAGCTGATGACAATTATAAATATGAACGGCAGAACAAGATTAAGGTTATACTTAATGATATGTTCAGTAGAGCAATAGAAGATGACTTAATGATTAAAAATCCAGCAAAAGGTGTAAAGCTTAGGGCTGATAAAGAACTTAAAGCTTTCACACTAACAGCAAAACAACAGATAGAGTTTTTAGAAGCAAGTAAAGGGACATTTTACGATAATTTGTATAATGTGGCAGTTAATACAGGCTTGCGCCCAGGAGAACTGTTTGCACTTACACCTAATGATATACACTTAGATGAGGGGTATATTGATGTTAATAAGACACTTGTGTATCAAAAATACCTTGATGATAAGTGCAAAACTTTTCACATTGAGCCGCCTAAAACCAAACAGAGTTATAGACAAGTACCTATTAACAGCGAATGCATTAAATATCTTGAAAAGCAGTTCGAATTAAAGGATATTGTAAAGTGCAAAAGACCTAAAGAGCAGAACAATTATTTGTTTGTGACAAGTTATAACACGCCTCTCAATTCGCAGATTTATTCAGATTCAATTAAAGCTATTGTTAAGCAGATAAATCTTGCAAGAAGTTTTGATAACGAATTTCCTGTGTTTAGCGGACATACTTTAAGACATACTTTTGCTACAAGATGTTTTGAAGCAGGTGTGCAGGCAAAAGTTGTTCAATCATATTTAGGTCATGCAACTCTTAAAATGACAATGGATTTATATACACATGTAACAGAAGAAAGAGCGGCAGTAGATATTGAAAGAATTGTGAAAGACAAGGACAACATTGTTGATTTTAAGAAAAGTGCTGTGTAGTAAGTGTGTAGTACTACACACATTAAAACTGAAAAAACCACAAAATAAGAGGGTTTAAGATGTATAATATATTTAACTTGGAAAACTTATTATGTATATCAGACTACCCCTTATGAACTTAACAAAAAGCACAATAAATGCGGTATTTAAGGGATTTTAAGCGGCATTAGATTAATTATCAATTTCCACATATTTCTATGTATTTCTATATATTTCAATAGCAAAAGTGTGTAGTAAGTGTGTAGTAACAAGATTAAAAGTGTGTAGTAAATTAAAACTAAATAAAGCCTTGATGTATGACATAAATATGAGAAGAACTTGATAATGTTCTTCTCTTTTTTTATGCAAAAATATAATCAGAAAGAGAGGTAGTGCGAATGTTTTCAGATGAAGTTAGAGAAAAAATCTTAAGCAAAGAAGAATTACAAAAACTTGACTTAGTGACATTATCTCTTGTTATCCACGCAATCGAAGAAGTCTTGGAGGAGGTAGAAGATGATAAATAATCCTTATCAGACAACACCTATGATGAATAATAATTATATGCCTATGCAGAATCCATATGCGGATAGAATGAACTTTTTACAAAATTATCAGCAGAGCTTACAGCAGCCAGTGGCAGGAACACAAATGTCCTTAGCAAATCAACAGGTTATGCCCCAGCAGATAGCAGGCATTAACGGAAGAATAGTACAGGCGGTTGAAAATATTAACGCTAATGAAGTGCCTATGGATGGTTCAATGGCGTTTTTCCCGAAACAGGATATGTCGGAGATTTATGTCAAGGGTTGGAATGCTAACGGAACTATTAATACGATTGTATATAAGCCTTATACAGAACCAGGCGGAAGCAATGCTGGCAATCCGACAGCCGACATAGAAAACGCTAAATTTACCCTGTCAGACGAAAGCACACAGCTATTCTTAAATAAATTTGAAGAATTATCAGAGAAAATAGGGCAGCTGGAAGATAGATTTGATAAATCTTTAGGAACGCAAAGAAAAACTTCAAGAACTCAAAGCAAAGGCGGTGATGAAGAATGAACCCAATTAACATTTTTCAGATGATGAAAGCTGGTCCGCAACAGTTCATACAACAGATAATGGGAAATAATCAGATGATGAATAATCCCATAATGAAAAATACTATGCAGATGGCGCAGCAGGGCAATATGCAAGGCATAGAGCAGATGGCTAGAAATTTATGCAAAGAAAAGGGACTAAATGCAGATGATGTATTTAGCCAGATAAAAAGTAGATTTGGTAATTAGTAGCATATTAGATGTCTTTGCAAACTACCTAGGTGACATCTTTATGAATATATTTTTAGGAGGTAACAATATGTTTTCAAACTCAAATTGTGCCAGCGTACCATTAGTCGCAAACATTGACGGCAACGGCAATAACGGCGGATGGGCTGACGGCGGATGGCTTTGGATAATCGTTGTATTCGCATTACTCTTTGGATGGGGTAATGGTGGATTTGGCGGTTTTGGTGGCAACAATGGCGGTGGTTATGTTGCGACAGCTGCTACGCAGGCGGACATTCAACGCGGATTTGATAATTCAGCAGTTATCAGCAAGTTAGATGGCATTTCCAACGGACTTTGCGATGGTTTCTATGCTATGAACAATAGTATGCTTACAGGCTTTAATGGCATTAACACAAATGTCATGCAGACAGGCTATGGCATCCAGCAGGCTATTAACGCTGATACAGTTGCTAATATGCAGAATACAAATGCATTACAGGCACAGCTCGCTAACTGTTGCTGCGAGACGAGAGAAGCCATTCAGGGTGTAAACTACAATATGGCTACACAGACAAACGCATTACAGAACACAATGTGCAACAACACAAGAGATATTATCGACAGCCAGCAGGCAGGAACGAGAGCTATCCTTGATTTCTTAACAAATGATAAGATAGCAACACTTACAGCAGAGAACAACGATTTACGCAGAGCCGCATCGCAGGATAGACAGAATGCACTTCTGACTACTGCAATGTCAGCACAGACAAATCAGATTATAAATGCTGTAAATCCTACGGCTATTCCAGCTTATGTTGTGCCTAATCCTAATGCTTATGCATATGGCTGTGGCTGCAACACCGGCTGTAACTGCTAAAACTGAATAATTGAGTATCTTAATTGAGTTTAACTCGATTATGTCTGCTAAGCAGTATTACTTATAACCAAAGGGCAGACTATAATGTTTGCCCTTATTTTTATGAAAGAGAGGTAAAGATAATGGAAATAACAGGAATTGCTTTACAAACAGTTGCCGCCGGAGAAGATGTTGCATTTACAGAAACACCGGTATGCGGTAGCAAATGTATAGTCCACAGACAAGGAAGCGGAATTATCAAGTTAAGAGGTATTACAAATCAGTGCAAGGCTAGATTTTTAGTATCTTATAGTGGAAACATTCAGATACCTACAGGCGGTACAGTTGGCATTGCAGTAGACGGAGAGCCTTTACAGTCAACACGAATGATTGTAACACCGGCAGCAGTTGAGAATTTCTTTAATGTATCAGCACAGGCATACGTTGATGTGCCTTGCGGTTGTTGCAGTACCGTAGCGGTGCAGAATACATCTACACAGGCTATTGAAGTACAGAACAGTAATTTGATTGCAGTAAGGGAGGCTTGATATTATGCATAAATGGGCTAAGCAAATTATGGAATGTGTCAAGGCTAAAGTTGAAGCAATCGGATTAGATAACTTTGAGGGACAGAACCTTGACGATTTAAAGGATTTTACAGAGATAGCGAAGAACATAGCTTGCTTTGACAAGGATTACAGAATCGTTGAAGCTATGGAAAAGTCAGAAGATAACGAGGATATTATGCGTATGCTTGAACAGTACGAAGATTATCCGGACAGAAGATACTATGACCACTACCGCTATGCAGATGGAAGATTTGCACCGAAAGGCAAAGGAACATACCGCAGAGGATATGAAGAGCCACCTTATATGCACATGTACCCAGAAGTAGAGCGTATGAGGGATATGGATAGGGATTATGGCAAGATGTACTATACAGAGCCAATGTCTGAAAGCAATTACGACAGAGCAAAGAGAAACTACACAGAAACTAAGGAAATGCACAAGGCTAATACACCAGAAGATAAGGAACACAAGATGAAGTCGCTTGACAGCTACACTAAGGAACTTGCAAGCGATATTACAGGTATGGTAGCTGATATGTCGGCAGAAGAGAAGAATTTGCTTAGAACGAAGTTAAGTACTCTTGTATCTAAGATATGATTTTAAGGGCTATGAGTAGCAATATTCATAGCCTGTTTTATTCAGAAAGGAGCATACAGATGGTTTTTAGCATTAATGGCACAATGTGGCAAGTGCAATATAAAAATTCAAATTCAAGTGAATTAAAGCGGTCAGACAACGTTTCTGTGCTAGGCGTAACAGATAGAAATGCGCATACAATTTATC